CGTCGGATCGTACTACCGCCGCCGCGGCTCGTACATGATGAACCCGGCGATTATGAAGTATGTTATGCAATTGACCGACGGCACGGGTCAATTCTTATGGCAGCCTTCTGTGCAATTGGGACAGCCTGACCGTTTTCGCGGGTACCCCGTTTATGAAAACGAGGAGATGCAATCTACCGTTACAACCGCAACCAAGACCGCAATCTTTGGCGACTTGAGCGCGTATAAAATCCGCGACGTTGGCAGTATGCGCATCCAGCGCGTCAATGAACGCTTTGCGGATTATGGACAAATTGGGTTTATCGCGCACATCCGCGTTGACGGCGGCGTGTTAAACGCCGGACAAAACCCGATCAAGTACATGCTTCAAGCGTAAACCCAACTAAGGAACTAGTATAATGATGAAGCAGATAGAATTTATACAGGGAGTCGCAAACGCGGCGGATGAGCGCATCTATCGGCGCGGCGACGTAACCATGTGGGAGTCTATCGAAGCTGATCGCTTTATTGCGGCGGGCATAGCCAAGGAGGTTATGCCCGCTTCCAAACCAAAAATTGAAGCGTATACGCCGGAATCTGAACGCGGCGAACGCTTTACCAAACCTAGAAAAGGAATCAGGAAATGAGCTTTTTATCTGAAGACACGCTTATAAGCGTAGTTAAAACATACCAGACGGCAGCAACGACGGACGTCGAAAGCACCGGCGTTGACATGGCGGGTTATGACGGTGTGTTGTTTATCGCGCGTTACGGTACGGCTGCGGCGGACAACCTAATCCACGCCGAGCAATCAAGTGACGACGGGAGCGGGGACGCTTACACGGACATTGCGGGAAGCGAACCGAACAGCGCGGGCGCATCCAGCGAAATCCAGTTTGTCGACATTATCAAACCGCAAGAACGTTATGTGCGTTGCGTAGCAGTGCGCGGTACGTCTAGCACACTGGAACAGATTACTGCGATTCGCTATAAGGCGCGTTCCAAGCCTTGCGACAATAACACGGCGGGTACAATTGAAGGTGAACGCCTGGTACAACCGATCGCGGGGACAAAATAATGAATAAATACATTATTGGATTTTGCGTTATCTTGTGCGCGGCGTTCGCCGTAGCGCAAGGCGCAAACACGCTTATCTATTTGACGGACGGCGGAGCCAAGCAGGTGTATACCTCTGGTAGTACGCTGCAAATAGACAGCGGCGCAACCTTTACAAACGCAGGCGGGATTACGCAATCCGGCACAATCACGCAGACGGGCGCAGTAAATCAAGATTCAAAGCTTGACATTTTATCTGGCGGCGAAGTCGAGATTTCCAGTGGCGCTACTTATGAGTTTGTATCGGGCGCAACGTGGACAATGGCGGACGGGACTATCCCCCGCGCCGATTTGGCAGAGGATGCTTTAGCAACGTTTGAATTGCCAATAACCTATGGATGGTTAGACTCGACTACCAAAGCACCTTTATATACGCCCGGTTCCGGGCTTTTGTCGCATGGGGCAGTGGGCACGGGCGTTTATGGGTTGCTTGGCACGGCGGCGAACGCAAGCACTGAAGCCACAACGAATACTATCCGGTTTACATTGCCGGAAAATTACGTTGCGGCTGGGGACGTTACGTTTGTCGTGACGGCAAAATGTACGGGCGCACCGGAAACGTTGACCGTTGACGCTGTGATTAAAGAAGTAAACACCACGGCGGGGACGGTAGGTAGCGATATTTGTGCCACTGCAATCCAAACCATAACCAGCTCTTTTGTGGCGTACAGTTTTACTGTGACCGCGACCGGGCTTGTTGCGGGCGACGTATTACAAATTGAGTTAAACACCAATGTGATTATCGCCGCAGGCACGGACGCGATTATGCAAATAAGCAATGCCGCCGTTAAATGTGACGTTAAAGGTTAATCATGCAATTGCAAGGTTACTATAATAACCCCAATATATGCGGGCGGTGGGCTGTGCAAGTGGCTACACCGCCCGCTTCCGAGCCGGTGACGGTGGCGGAGCTTAAAACCCATGCGCGGATTGACCTATCCGACGACGACACGCTATTGGGTTTATATATTACATCGGCGCGTGAATGGGTGGAACAACACCTTGAGCGGAGCCTGATAGACCAGACCTTTGTTTTGTATTTGGACGCTGTGCCGGTGGGTCAATACTTGGAATTACCATTCCCTAAACTTGACAGCATTACGCATATAAAGTATTACGATAGCACAGACACATTGCAAACATGGGCAAGCAGTAATTATAGGGCTGATACTGTGTCACCCGTCGGGCGCGTGACGTTAAAGAACGGGATAAGCTGGCCGTCTTTGATAACAGACAGGACGGACGCTTTACAGATAACGTATGTCGCGGGTTACGGGTCGGCGGCATCGAGTGTGCCGGAATCGCTAAAGACCGCAATTAAATTACTTGCCACCCACTGGTACGAGAATCGGGAGGCGACGGCGATGGGGAATATCGGCAAAGAAATTGAATTTTCACTCACTTCCATTTTGTCTTTGTACAAAGTGGTGAACCTATAAAAGTTCCCCTTGTTAGCGGGACTGTATTCCGCTAACACCTCCGTAGTACGGCGGCGGGTGTTTGAAGTTACTTCCGCGCATCCGTCGCCGTATGCGGAAAATATAAAGGTTGCGAATGAACCCTGGCAAATTAAGACATAAAGCATACCTACAACGGGACGCAGGCACGGCGGACACGCAATCCGGCGCGATAACCGAATCATGGACAAACGTTCGCGGGCAATTTGTCGGGGTGACGTATGCCGTTGGCGGAGAAGACCAACAAAGCGAGCAGGTGACCCCGGTATCCAAAGCTACCGTGCTATGCCGCTATTCAAACGACATTACCACGGATAAGCGGTGGCTTATACCGCGTTGCGCCGGGACGGTATCCACAATCGCCGCATCAAATACCACGACCATTACCATATCGGACGCGGACATTTTGCCCAATGCGCGGCACAGCGTCTTGCGCATAGGTGATGAGTTTGTTATCGCCACCGCGGGGTGGGGAACCACAAGCTTGACCGTTACACGCGGTGCGTTTGGCAGTACGGCAAGTGCGCATGCAAGCGGTGCCGCTTGCGCAAGGTACGGCGTGTTTGAAATTTTGGACGTGATAGTTGAGGGCAACATTGAAAGCATGATTATATGCCAATGCAAGGAGATATACCCATGAATAGCTACGTAGTACACGTCGCATGTTGGATAAACCAACTTAGGACAAAAGGGCAAATAATCGAGTTGAGCGACGATGACGCGGCGCAACCGCTAAAAGACAGGTGGATCACAAAGGTGGGCGATAAGGTGGACGTGAAAACCAAGAAAAACAACACCATGAGTAAGCCGGTGACTGATAATGGCTAGAAATAAAAAATTAAACCGGGCAAGCAAATCCAATAAAAATTCTTATGCGCTGACGATAAACGGATTACAAGAGACATTCGCGGCATTTCAAGCTGTGCCGTTAGACGTGCAAGCGCGCGGTTTAGAAATTGCGGTTAAACGCTCAATGGCGCCGGAAGTCGCGGCGGTAAAAATGACAATTGCTAAAGAGCTTGCTGGGGCGATGGTCAAAAAAGGGATTGCGGATTACAAGCGATCAATTGGTATTAAATCAAAATTATACACCAGAACAGGCAGTGCATGGGCGGGTGTTGGCGCAAAATCAAGGTATAAGGTTGATAGTAGCCACAAGCGCAAAAAACGCAATTATACCATTTGGGCGTATATATCACACCTATTTGAGTTTGGGACAAAACAAGGTATTCCAGCCTATAACGTTATTGAAAAAACACAAATGAGCGATAACGCAAAAATACAAGCCATTTTTGCGCGTGAAATAAGAAGCGCAATATATGCGGCGATTCGGCGCAACGCAAAAGTTAAAGCGATCAAGGCAAAAGCATAATGGGCAAATTAGAGACAGTATACGCGATACGCAAGATTCTGGCGGACAACGCAACCGTTGCCAGTCTTGTCGGATCGCGCATATACCCGCTCTTTAACATACCGCAAAATGTGGCGAAGCCTTACATAACATACGTGCAGGGCGGCGGCGACCACGTCCACCATTTGGGCGGCGCAAGTGGCGGGTGTACATATTCGATAGATGTGCATTGCATGGCGGAGAGCGACACGGCGATGCGTGCGCTGGGCGTGGCTGTGCGCAAAGCGTTAGACGGGTATTTGGGCACTGTGACAGTGGGGAGTGACAGTGTAGTCATTGAGCAGTGCCATTTGCAAAGCGAAACGGACGGAATAACGGAGCCTGAAAACGGAGGCAAGCAGCCGGTATTCATTCGACAATTGGAGTTTTCCGTATTTAACAAAACGGAAACAAGCTAGGAGACTAATACAATGGCTGCACCACAATTAGGGACAGGGGCGACGGCGACATACACCGCATTGACGGGTCCGCTCATGTCAATTGACATGAATTTGTATAGCCGCGAATCTGTACAAACTTCGCATCTTGGAACGACCACGGCGCATACCTACATACCGGGGTCTCTGTATGATCCGGGTGAAATTACGCTTGAATTGCAAGTTGAAACGGGCGTGGCGTATGGCACCCCGGCGACCGCGTCCGCCAGCAGCTTAGTGATTGCGTGGACAACGGGCGTTAGTGTTACAGCGTCCGCGTTTATGACCGGGTTGTCTTGGAACATACCCTTGGAAGAATTACAAATATGCACCGCCACCTTTAAGTTGACGGGCGCAATCACGATTGACAGCACCCCATAATTAACCACAACAACAATACGGAGGGATTTACAATGAACACCAAAGACAAAATACTGAAGGCGAACGACACGCTACTTGAGGCGGTGCATGTTCCGGAATGGGACTGCACCGTCCATGTGCGGGGTGTAATGGCAAGCGAGTTTAACTCTTTCTTGGAAATTGGGCAACGCCAAAACGCCAAGGAAATAAGCGACATTAGAGCGCAATTAGAATTGTTAATCATGTGCTTGGTTGACAAAAACAACCGCCGCATCTTTGACCTTTCTGATATTGACGCACTTGAATGTAAATCCTTTAAACCCATTGCTCGATTGTCGCAGATGGTACTTGTTAAATCAGGGATGTTGACCGACCAAAAAGAGTTGGAAAAAAACTAGAGAGCGAGGCGGAGCTGATGTGGTTCCGCCTCGCTTTAGAAATGGGCTGTACTGTGCTGGAATTAAAGCAAAGAATGACCCACTTGGAGTTTAGGGCGTGGTGCGCGTATTACGCCAAAGAACCGTTTGGCTTTTTCGCGCAACATTTCCATGCCGGGCTAATCGCCAGTACTATTGACAATTGCAGGCAAACGTATAAGCGGCGGGCGAAATGGGCAAGTATTTCCGACTATATGCCTTTTGTAAAAAATGTGCAGAAGCGGAAACCATTACCCACAGCGGAGCAGTTTATTGGCATGTTAAAAACCAAATACGCGATGGCTGGTAAAGAGCTTGAAATTATAGACAATCGAGGTAAACAAAATGGCTAAAGGCTCAATTGGCAATATAAGTATGGGCTTAAGCGCGAACATTGCCGGGTTTAAGTCGAGTATGGCGCAAGCGGGCAAGAGTCTTAAAGGTTTTGAGTCTCAAACGTCTATGAGTACCACCAATATAGTGCGATCATTAAGCGGATTGGCGGCTGGTTATGTATCGTTGCAGGCGGCAATAAGCGCGGCCGGCACAGCGATAAACAATACGCTGGACTTCCAAGGTGAAATGTCTAAAATATCCAGCCTCGGGATTAAAAACAACACAAAACTTGGCGAATCTATCCGCGATGTCGCAAAAACATACGGGTTTGATTTGGTAAACGCTGCAAATGCGGCGTACCAATCGTTAAGCAGTGGAGTGAGTGAATCGGATGCGGGTGCATTTTTGCGCGAATCTGCCAAGGCGGCAACCGCTGGCGTAACCGATTTGCAAACAGCGGCGGAACTTGGCGCGGCGACAATCAACGCATTTGGCGGTGAATTCAAGGACGTTGGGAAAAAGTTTGACGAGGCATTTGTCGCCGTTAAATACGGCGTTACCACGTTTGAGGAATTATCAGTATCAGCCGCGCAAGCCGCTCCGACATTTGCGGCTGTGGGGCTTGAATCAAAAGAAATGTTCGCCGCCGTCGCCGCATTAACACTTGGCGGACAAAAAACCACACGCGCTTTTGAGGGATTAAATGCGGCTGTTAATGCGATAATTAAACCAAGCAAAGAGGCTGAAGAGATAGCTTCAAACATGGGAATCGCTTTTAATTCGACCTCGTTAAAGTCAATGGGACTGTCTAAATTTTTGCAGATGTTAAGCGAAAAAACGGGTGGCAACATTGACACAATGGCGCGACTGCTTGGAAGCACTGAAGCGTTGAAAGCCGTCTTGCCTTTGGTTGGCGTACAAGCGGAGAATTTTAATAAAATACTAGGAGAGATGGACAGTAAAACAAGCGCAACAAGTGAAGCGTTTGAAGCAATAACCAAAGACAACCCGGCGCATGAAATTGACAAAATGAAGGCGGCGTTCACCGATTTGGGCGTGGCGTTAGGAACAAGCGTCGTGCCCGTACTCACAGAAGTCGCCGGGCTTATTACTGACTTATTGCCAAAGTCAAAGGATTTTAACACTGAAGTCGGATCAATAACGGATGCATTTTATGAAATGGCGGCGGGTGTAAACTATGCCATGTCTGTTTTGTCTTTGGCTAATCCGTTTGGTGATCCCGTAAATGACGCAAAAGAATGGGTAAAAGCGGCGGAGAAGGCGCAAGAGCGCACGGCAGAGGGACAACAAAAAATAGCGGAGGAAGCCGCGAAAAAAACGTTTGATACGCGCATTGCTTTTGATAAAACACAAGCGGGCGTTGCAGCAGGACAAAATGCAAGCGTTGGAGTACTCGCACCGCCGCCGGGTATCGCCGCACAAAGCGTTTTGGGCGGCGGCGGCGGCATTTTGTCCGACCTTATGCCCAAACCGTTTAGCATGATGGATGGCATAGACAAGGCGAACCAAGGCAAAGGGTATATTGACTCACTGTATGATTCTATTGTTACACCGCATATAGAGGCGGGCAAACAACAATGGGAAATGAATACCGCTCTAGAAGAAGAGAAGAAAAAACGCGAAGCGGTAACGGACGAAATAGACAAGCAAATGGAATTAACCAAAGAAAAGAACGACTTGGAAGCGGGCTTTACTTTAACCAAGGCGGGGCGGCTTGCATCGTTTCAACCGGGGGCGCAAAACATGAACGACAAAAATAGCGACGGCTGGACGCCGAGCAAAGTGGACGAAGAGATAGGATTACTCAAACAAATAGCCAATAATAAGGCTGTATTAGCATAAGGACACACTTAAATGGCAACGTTAATCCCGCACATAGTCGAATCCCCGGTATCCGTGCAAGAAGAGTCCGGCGTAGTCACGGAGCTGACTACCATTGTGCGTATCACAGGTATAGCGGGCGCAACGGTGACTGCGAAACTGTCGGACGCATACGGCGCGTTAGATTCCGGCGGATATACTTCATTTTCAACAACGGCGGTGTACACCCATTTGGTTTTGGCAGACCGTCACATCCAGTTTTTGCGCAATGACACAAGCATAGCGGACGCAACGTTGACCTATAAACAGCGCGGGCAAACAATGGGTGCGGTAGGCACATTCACGGCGCGGCTGTCCAGTAGCTTACAACAAATAGATACGCAATTTGACATTTTCGGGAATCAAATAGTACTAGAGCACACTTACCCAGCGACCGACGAGAATTTCCCGGGGGAAACGAAATACGTCACGGCTACCGTGCCGCAAATGATACCCCAGGGGGAGGCGATTTATGACGGCATTTTTGAGTTGACAAACCCGATTGCATTTCGTAACACCTATCTAGGACACATTAACAGTTATTATTGGAACGGCGGCGAACCGGGCACATGGTTGTGTAGTGACTTGCAAGCGCAAATGCACACGTATAACGTATCGGCTTCGTTGTGGAGTATAAGTATTACTTTTCAATATGACCCGAGCGGGTGGAACAGCATTCCCGTTTTTACCGACCCGACAACCAACAAACCGCCGATAGATTTGGTTGAAGGGCTTGGGTATAAGTCAATACAGACGCAGCCGTATGCGGACTTCTGGGAGATTATACCAGGATGAGCACCGTACCGGACATATATAAAAGTGATTTTGCCAAGCCGCTAAATAAGACCGTAAAGCAAACGCAAAACTCCGTCAAGGCGGGAAGCAACACGAACAAGCGGCAAGTCGGGCGGGCTGTCACCATTGACGTAAAGAACCAACAGGGCTTGCCACAAAAGGCGAACCGCATAAAGAAGGCAAAGATAACGGCTGTAGAAGAAGACTATTTAGAATGCACTTTTTACAGCGAGCGGACGGACACCGATTTGGCGGCGGTAAAGGTTGCCAAGTCCATTGATTTGCGCCCGTCTTATTACGATGGGCAAGTATTTTCATACGTTAACGGCGACACTATCACTTATACCAAAGACGCAACTAATCCGGAATGGAAGCGCGAAGCGGACGATGGTAGCACGGCGGTAGACCAAATACCGATACCATGCTTTCGAATCGGTGAAATCATTAGCATAGTACAGACGGAAACAAGCGTTGTCGTGGACGACGTGTATCTGATTTGGCAGGACATAACCCCGCGCGTGTGGGCTGTGATATGAGCCATAACGCTATCACATATGGCGGGCACCAAGCGGGCGTATACCACTCCAGCCATGCGTTTGAGGGGGGCGCATCTCTTGGTGCAGGCGGGTTTGAATACTGGCTACCAGATTCATACACAGATAGTATAATAATTTTTACCAATTCCGATATACAGCGGTGGGGAATGACATATCCCGGCTTAGTATCTACGATACACGCAGACAGGAGCCAAGTACCTATTGGCAAATCACATCTTTGTGTTGCTGAAAATGATGCAGAAAGTTTTTTTTATTGTGGCGGAAAAAACTCCACAAACGCATCATATATCTATAACTATGACGGTACAACATTTGAAACAATCGCATATAATAGCGCAATCAGACCGGGAATATCTGTCGGAGGAGTGATGACAACCGGAGATCAAAGTTACATAAGCGATTGCGATCCTAAGTATAATGGTACAGTTGGGTATAATCGTTTTGTTTGCACTTCATCATATTTTAGCGCGATTAGGAATATGCAAGTTTACGATTTTAAGCAGTATAGAAAGCGTAAAACAATCAACGGATCGATGAGCAGTGAATTTTTATTGAATGATTATGACATATATGAAGACGGACAAATTAAAACCACAGATGGGGCACTAAGAAAAACAACATCAAATAGTACACCCCACGCATATGGGCAAAAATTTTTAGCGGTATCTACGCAAGAAGATTATGTTTCATACGATGTTATATTAAGTCAAACATTGGGAGAATCTTATAAAGACACAAAAAGCCCCTATATTGTGGATGATTATATAATCTATGGCGATATAGGCGTATATCCATACTTAGGAAACATATTAAAGCGGGCGCATGGATTCCCAAGTTACAGAAAAGATAGCGGAGAAGTAATACTTACGGGGAAAACAATTCGTGACGGGCTTTATACAAATACCTTCCCCGGAACAAATAAAACATCGAGACATTTAGGCAGTGATTTTAATAGATTTCTAACCGCCACAGGGGTGGGGCATAGGGATGGGACGCATTGGACATTGGCAAGTATTACATACAATTCTGTGTGCAGTTATGGACAACGTTATTTTATAAATGGTGGGTATTTGTACATTGATATTTTGGAAGGTGGAAACGCCAAAATTTTGAAAATAACAATTAGTAGCGGGGATATTTTGGAGTTGGCAAGTTTTGCAGTATAAACATTGGAGGCAACAATAACACCATGAGTTCAGTACTAGGAAACCCCGTAAGAATCGGCGTAAACACATGGGAATTCGAGTGGACTGGCACCGCGCCGTATACCATTTACAATTACGAGTCCGCCAAAATTATCAAGTCCAATTATGCTGATACAACAATAACGCTTTATGGCGCAAGTGATTTAACGCCGCCGCCTATACAGGTTTTTGATTCCACGGAAGCGGTTTCCGCGCAAGGCTTGGACTATCCGCCGTCACCAATAATACAGTGGCGCGGACACCCGCAAGCCTATAAGTACATAATCCGCGATGAGAATGAAGACCAAGTGTCGGAGATTTTGGAGACGGGCTTGGGCTATTATTCATTCAGCGGGATCCCCAAAGTGGACGGCACAACGGTAGAGTATACTGTGAACATCGTTGACATAAACGGTAATGAGGCACCTAGCTACCATCAAACTTTTACCATAATTTGCAATCCCCCCGCAGTTGCTATACAATTATCCTACGATAGCGGTACGGGCGACATAACAGTAGCGGAGGCTGTCTAATGGCGACGGCATTTACAAAAGGGGATAGCCTCGGGATATACCGGAGCGAGTACACCTTATCCGGCGACACCGCTTACGACCTTGGCGGGCGCAGGAGTCCGCACGAGGTTACACCCGCCTTTACAATTGGCTATCCTATCGCGCCCTTGGTAGTGCAAACCATGTCCGGCGCAATCCCAAACGGGCTAAGCGTTATCGGCGCGAACCAAAACACCCTTAAATTTACGGCGTTAGGCGGGGCAAGCGGGACTGGTGTATCATGCGCGGCGAACCAGACTGTACTACTCGAGGATACAGACTCAAACCTATGGTGCCGTGTCTTGCGCGATTACGAATACAGTACAAACGACATGGGCGGCTTTTGCAATGTCACCAAGTACACACCCTACGGGAACCCCGCATCCATTGGGAACATTGACGCAAGCGCAAGCGTGCAAGACCGATACTCTTGTTTTGTTTTGCGCAACCATTCCGCCACATACCAAGACATTACGGCTGTAAAGGTGGGGGTGGGCACGCTAGGCACGCAAGCGGTAAGCGATACAACGCAACTGGCGGGTACCGGCAGCGGCACAATTGAATCGAGCGACACGGAAGCGTTTGCCGATTGGCCGCTAACCGGGTGGTGTCTGGTTAAAACAAACCTTGGCGTGTTAAAAGAAGTGGTCTACTACGCAAGTCGCACAGACAGCGAATTGACCATATCGGCGGACGGGCGCGAATGTCTAGGGACAACTAACACGGCTGGCGCGGCGACGGACACACTGGACGCAATACCGGGGATACGCATAGCGATTGAAGCGGCGGACGCGGACGGCGAATTCCAAACAATCGCAAACAATACCACCGCTCCGACGGGCGTGTCGTGGGATACGCCGATAGATACGGCGGACTATTTGTCTATCGGCACAATGGACTACAATACAAACGCCATTGTCTGGATACACAGGGAAACCCCGGCAAACGCATGGATGCAACCGTACCACACCAATAAAATTGAATTGACGTACACCGTTGACGGCGCAGATTATACCAACACGGTTACGGGACAGTACAGTATCGGTGATACAAATTACGGCGGGCTGTATCTGCTTTATGTGGGAGAAGACGTTGCGCCGGATTTGGCGGACTGGTCGAACCCCGCAGCGTCAAACGCCACACCTGATTTTACTTTTGCAACCACACCGCCCGGCGCGGGCGAACTTAGTTACAATATGACGGTGCGTCAAATAAACAAATACGGGCTGTTAAGTCAGAACACTTATTACCAGACAATCACAATTGATTCAGGGGGCGCGGACACAACACAAACGTTGACCCCGCCGGAATTTGCCTTGACACAAACGACGGGTAGCGGCGTGTTATTAACCGCCAAATACTTCCCCGCGAACGACGCGGTGCCCGCAGAGGCGTTTAAGGCGTACTCCACAACTTCAGGCGTAGACCCTGACCCCGGTGTGGTATCGCCGCTAACGTTTAATTTTACCGATGAGACGTATGTTAATTTTAATTATTTGGACGGGTCTTATAACTTGCGGGTCAAAACGGGATATGCTTTTGGCAATGACGTTAGGGTGCTTGTACGCACATATGAATCTACTACACCGAACGAGTCCACCAATTTAAACCCGGTACAAATTGACATTACCACGGACATTACCGGCGGCACGGCTAAGGTCAATCTTGGCGTTGACAATACAAGCGCGATTCACGCTCCCTATGTTAGCGCATTAAGTTTTACAGGGACAAACCACGTTGTTACCCTAGAAGAGGGGCGCAGCTTGGCCGTGACGGGTACAGACCTTATATATAACGCACTGTGCAATAGCGAGGCGCAAGGTGAAATTCATTTTGACGGCGACTTGGAATTTGACGACACGTCCATTACCGGGGCGCAAACGGGGAGCTTTTTGCTTGCGTTTGACGCGGTGTCGGACACGGACATTTATTTGTGCGTAAACCGCAACCGCCGGGCGCGCATCAATTTTGGCACGGGCTTGTTCTCCGCAGCGTCCTTTACCTTTGGGGCGGACTTGGGCGAAATGACTAGGGCTGCGGCTGTCTATTTAACTGATACGGAAACATACTACCAAGTCTATGACGCGTCACGGGCGAAGTTTGTCCCATTCATGCGCGTAAACGATTCCGGCAATGTGGCGTTCGCATTCCCGGTAAAAATGATAAGGAGCTGATTATGTCGAATGTTTTAGGGTCAATTTTAATGGAGGACGATGTTACCTTACTATTGGGGACATCATCTGATTTTAAGGTTAAATATGATACGGGCGATTCCCGATTAGAATTATTGGATTCCGCCGATAACGTTTTGGCGCATGTAGAAGATGACGGCGCAACCGCCACATTGACATGGCTGGGCACATTGGCGTTGTCGAGCGGCGCAATCAGTAGCGGCACATTTACGCCCACATTATCGGCGGGCGTAAATGTCGCAAGTAGCGGCACGCTAGGGATGCAGTATGCGCGTATCGGTACAATAGTCACTTGCCAATTACGCGCCGTTATTACACCCACGGCGGGGACTACTTTGACCACGGCGGAGTTTGATTTGCCCGTTGCGTCCAACTTTAGCGGGACAGGCAACGCGCGCGGGTCGTTTGCGGCGAAAGGGACAACCGCAATTGAATGCGGAAGCATCGAGGCGGTGGCGGCGAACGACACGATTAAAATATCGTTTTATTCGGTAAATACAAGTGCGCACGAAATATCCGGCACATTCCAATATGTAGTGATATAAGGAGATAATATAAAATGGAATTGCGCGACATAATGACAATAGCGACTATCGTTTTTGCGGCAGGTGTAATCTATGGCAAACTGGAAACCTTCAAGCGTGACTTTGACGCGCACCGCACGGAGAGTTTGTCATGGCGCGCAAAATTGGAAGCGACTTTATTCGGCGCGGACGGGCGTAACGGCCTTGTCGGCGACACTATAAAACACGGCGAACATATCAAACATTGTGTGTTTGCCACACGCAACGGGGATCGCGACCATGGGTGATTTATCAAAGAATTTTAACAGGCATGAGTTTGCTTGCCATTGCGGGTGCGGCTTTGACGCTGTAAACCCCAAGTTAATTACAGCTTTGGAAACGTTGCGTGAATTGTGTGGCAATCGCCCCATTACCATTACAAGCGGGTGCCGTTGCGTGTGGCATAACAAGGCTATCGGCGGCGTGGCGGCAAGCAAGCATTTGCTTGGCGATGCCGCGGACATCAAAGTGCAGGGCAAAAAAGCGCAAGACGTTTTGCACAAGTGCGGACAAGTCGAAGCGTTCAAACAGGGCGGACGCATACTGTATGACACTTGGGTGCATGTGGACGTAAACACGGGCAACGGTAGACCTTGCCTACTGGATAAAAGGAGCAAAAAATAATGGACTTATTTTACGATTTGTGGGCGGAGTTTAAGCCGCTCTTGATTCTTGGAATCATTGGCACAGTCACACCCATTTTGTTCGGGTTACTGGCGGCGGTAAAGCGCACCGCGTGGTATAAGCGGCAACCGTGGGTTGTGCGCAAGGTCATAGACGTTGCTTTACAAACAAGCGTCAACCGCTTAATGCCCGAGGCGGAGCGGCTAAAGCAAATTTATGGCGAATTGCCTAAATATGAGGCAGAATTATTGCAGTCAGCGGCGGTGCAAGACGCGATGGATATTTTGTCTGAAAAATCGCCCGAAGTTTTTAAGGCGATCCCCGCACAAAAAATTGAAGAGATTGCGGTGGCGGACATACCACGCACCGTCGAGAAAGTAAAAACGGAACGGGCGCGCCGTCGCCCACACAGGGGGAAATAACCATGGCTAGG